TCAAGTGACTGGAAGCCAAACTCTATAAAGTGGTTTTGTGGGTTTACCGTGTGATTTATTGAGATTACCTGCACGAAACGCTGGATTGCGTCTCCTATGCCGTTAGGGGTGAAAACTATCTTTGCTACCGAACCGAGCTCCAAGCCCAGCACATCTTCCTGCTCAGCGGGGTCAAGCTTGTGAATAGCGACTTCTAGAGAACTAAATCTGTATTCAGGCTGTGAGTATTGCTGGGCAAGCACCAGAGCAAGTTCTGCCAGTGCTAGGTCGGTATTTAGCAATAGACCAGACTGACTTAGAGTTCTAAGACCGTAATCTGTGACACTCTGGGTGTCTGTAGCCGTAGCCGTTCCCCCGCCTACTCGGTCTAGGACTACTTCGTTGTAAAGATTGTCAGATCCATAGCTGACATCTACAGACTGAAACGGAATGCCCGTTCCACCGAATTGCACTAGACCCGTAGAAGTAGGGGCTGTAGTTCTATCTAGGAAGGTTAGGCGACCAATCTTGTCTACGAATACCAATCCTGGCTCCGACAGAGCGATAGTTTGCAGGTAATTCATGGCATTCGTATTGGCATCAATTACAGCATTGCTAAGGGTTGCTACACCTGTCTCAATGTTTCTTTCCTCTGGCGACCAGTTGATTTGGTCAAGGATGTTTTCTACACGGGCACCGCTGAGCTGAGCTGTTGGCGTTCCGGCAGCCAAGGTCTGACCAGAGATAATGCTTGTAGCGTCATAGGCAATAGCCTCAGCAACCGAATCTCCATTTGGTAAATAGCTGAATCCCCAGTCATCTATCCAGCCAGTATATTGAACCGAATCTGCCGTAGTTACACGGATTTCACGCCTAGGCACAATGTTGCCGGCGAATGGCGACTGGGCGTATAGCGGATCGAAAGCCCTGTCGTGGTTATTGAACTCGACATTTAACTGACCCGCTGGGAAGGCTGAGAATAGGTTAGAGCGACCCCTAGAGATGCTGAAGTTTCTCACCCTGTCAGTGACATCAATAAAAGTCAATCCGCCCAATGGGTATGAGGTGTTATTTAGCTGACCTTTTACTGGGTCGTCAAGGACAAAGAAGTTTCCCGCTCCAGAGAAGCTAGTGTCGAAACCTACTTCAACCTTCTCGATTGGCATTGCCATTAGATAGCCACCTGAACATTGAAGTTACCATTTACAGCCCCAAACTTCTGAAGCGTCTCTACTACTGCCTCACCAGCCTTAGCACCGCTAGTTCTGCTATCTGCTGTGACCTGCACCGTGTAGTAATTGTTTACTGTTGTTCCGCCAGCAGCAATAGCAGCAGCAGCCAGTTCTCCTGAAGTCATACCTGACCGAATACCAGATAAATCAATAGCTCTACCTGCCAAAATGTCTTGCTCAAGGCTTGAGTAGATGTCACGCTTAACCAGGGCACCTGCACGCTTAGTAGCATCTCCAACATTGGCTATGTAAGCACTTGCTTGAGCAATAAGCTCACGAATCCTTGCAAGGGCAGCCTCGTCAATCTTTGGTGGCTCTTTGAGGGCTTCTGGGACTGGAATAGCAGCAATCTCGCTTGCAGCAGTTGCTCGAGCAGCATCAGCAGCAGCCTTGGCAGCAATGTCTACCTGAACGCTCAGCGATGCCTGGAAGGCGGCATTGAACGCTTGAGCCATTGCACGAGCTTGGTTTTCTAGCTCATTTTGCTTTGACCGAATACCCTCAAGTAGGCCGTTAGCCATGTCAATGCCAGTGCCATAGAGAGAAGAAGCAACTTCCTCGCCCAATGACCCACCAACAGCATCAATCTCCTCAAACAAATCATTGAGCTCATTGATTGTGTCCTTGCCACCCTCCACTAGAGCTTGGGCAGTCTCTCCACCAGCCTCAATACCAGCCTCTACTAGCTGATTGAATAGCATGCCGTTCAATCCCATGTCACGGAGTTTGCGTAGGTTTTCAGCAAAGGTGCGGGCCTTCTCAGCCATAGACCTAAAGCCTTCTAGGATACCTTGTGTCTTATTTTGAATGCCACCTATGGTCTCTTCATAGGTATTTGAGATTGTGACCTCAAACTCTCGCATAGAGCCTCCCAGACGCATCAGGGCACGGCTCACGGAGGTTACGGTGCGGGTCTCGGTCTCTTCTTTTAGCTGACCGAATAGTGAGGTTAGATCAAGAGCAGCAGTAAAGGCTCGCTTGTAGTTGTCAATCAAGCCCTTGGCTAGGTCAAATCGCTCGGCTAGTTCGTCACGCTGACGACCAATCTTTTGAAGCTCAGCAAGCTCAGCTCGTGCATAAGCACGGAGGTTGTCATAGCCCTCTTGTAGAAGGTCTTTATTCTGGAATGCAGACTTGAGTGCGTTTTCAATGGAATCAAGCTGAGCTACAAACTGCTCCTCAAATCGGCCCATCTGACGCTCGATAGTAGGCAGCACATCAAAGCCAGCCAGTAGGTCAGCAAAGCCCATCTTGGCTTCTTGAGCCTTCTCGGCAATCGCCTTTAGTTCTTCCTCAAGGCGAGCATTGATAGCAGCTACTTTTTCCTTGTAATCTTCAATCTCTTGAGCTGCTTCTTTGGCAGCCGAAGCTAGTTCCTTGGCTCCTGCGGCTGTCTTGTTGAACTGCTTTTGTAGGTCATCAAGAACAATCTTGCCTGATTTGATTTGCTGCCAAACCTTCATCCATCCTTCGCCAGCAAGGATTGAGCTAATCAAGCCTTCAGAGGCACCTTGAACTCTTAGCTGCTCAGCAGCAGTCTGCTTCTGAATTTCATCTTTTAAGTTCTTTTGGAAGTCGGCAACATAGTCTTTGATTGCCTTCTTGGTCTTTGTATCGGCATCTGAATCCGTGCCAGTGATTATCTGCTTAGGGTCAGGAACAAGACCTTCTTTGATAGCCCACTCACCACGGGCCATCCATGAATTAGCCCAAGCTCGGTTGCCTCGCTCAAGAGCATCCTTCTGATTAGCAATCTCTTGATTGAGCTGAGCAACTGCAAGTCTTTGAGCATTTACAGCATCTTTGATGGCGATCTGAGACTTTATCTGACCTGTCCAGTCAGTGTTGAATAGCTTGCTCCAGTCTCCAGTGAAGAAGGCATGAGCCATCTCTCCCAAGACCTTGAGGCCGATAACGGTATTTTCAACTAAGTAAATAACGCTTTGGATAGCATCTGCCACGAACCGAACAGCCTCGGTGATACCAGCAAATACGGCTTCAATAGTTAGCTGCTCGCCAGTGATTGTCTGGAAGAGCGACTGTATCTGGATAAATAATGCCGAGACGGATTCGCCAACCCTAGTTGTGGGGTCAAGCATGGCTCCAATTAGCTTGACTACCTGACCGAATGTTTCAATAACAGCCATACCCAGCTTGGCAAGAGCTGGCATCAGCGTTGTGTTTAGGCTCTGGATGATTGGAACTAGGTCATTGAAAATCTCTTTGATTTCAGGCTCATAGCCTTCAAGTGATTCCCGCAAAGATTGTGTGAGCTGTCCTAGGGCAGGTAGCAGATTGACTGCAACCGTGTCACGCATGTTATTGAAGGTGGCAGCCAGCTTGAGTTGTTCTACAGCAAGGGTTCCAGTGCCACGCTCAAATGCACCTTGAGCATCTTGTGATCGCTGGAAAAGAAGCTCTACACGGATTTGCTGTTCTGCAAATCTTCTAGCTGCACCAGTCAGGTGATCTAGTTTTCTTGCTGCTAGTTCCGAGTTGATTTCGGATTGCTTCATAGCAACACCGAACTTTTCAATCGGGTCATACTCTCCACGGAAGAGAGCAGTCATACCCATCAAAGCTTCTTGAACATCGTATCCATAGGTCAGCGATAGGTCAGTTCCCAACCGAACCAGACGCTCAGTTAGGTCGGCAGTTTCTTCAATCGAAAAGCCAGATTGCTTTAGAACCGAACCAATAAATGTTGAAGCCTTAGCAGCTTCGTTTTGAGATAGACCAACCTCGATAGCGACCTTAGAGAAGTTACGCATCTGAGGGGTAACTTCCTCAAATACAGACTTGAGACCAAGTAGGTTACGCTCAAGGTCTCTAGCTCCAGAGATGGCATCAACCGCAAAGTCGGCACCCCTCATTCCGACCTGGAATGCGGTAAATGCTAGACCGGCTAAACCTGCTGCCTTACCAAGGTTATTGATGCCCTGACCGAGTTGATTGAACTGCTGAGTAGCACGAGCAAAGCCTTGGACAATCGTGGTTAGATTGACATTTATCTTTCCTGCCATTTAGCTCTTCCTTAGCAATTCGAGTTCAATCTTCTGATTGATTTCAAAAATCTTTTGTCTAATTTTACGAGTAACTGCTGGCATTGCCTTTTCTGCTGCTGGGTAAACAATGCGAGAAGCAGTCATTTGTAGCTTGCTCTTAGCATCTGCCGTTCCCTTAGCAAAAGCCATTGGCACTACACGGTGCTGACGCTTGCCTGGAACTTTTTGACCGTTGATTGTATACATGTAGTCATAGATTGGCGTTAGGCCCTTGCGGCCCTTGGCGTATCTTGCACGACCACCCATATCAAATAGAACTGTGGCTGGAGATCCGATTTGCAACCGAAGAATAGGGATTCTTTCCATCTCACGGTATTTCTTCTTGCGGGTATTTGGCAACTGGATTAGAACCGACTTAGAGGGCTTTGCTCCTTTGCCGTAAGTGCTGCCCCATGCCAAACGACCAAAGTGCACCTGACGCATACCCGACATAGGCGGGTTGGCTTTGTTTGGAATAGCCCTTTTGACAGCCCCCTGAGCGTCTTTACCTATCTCTCGGAAGTCTCTTCTAAGGGTCTTGATGTAAGTCTGGTCAAGGTCTTTGATAACCGCCATAACTTCATTCCAGTTGGTAATCTCAATTCGCAGAGTGTTGGCTGAACCGAATCCCCCAGACTTCATGCCTAGTTCTGTTGCTATTTTGGGAAAAGCCAAGATTACCGCCAATCAATCCTTACAAGTTTACCGCTAAAAGAAAAACCGCCCCGAAGGGCGGCTTCCTTATGACTTAGGCATGTTTCTTGCTACAAGCCATCTATGCATAGTCCATAGCATGCGTTCTGATTCTTGCATCAAAACGCTAGGTGCTATGCCAGTTTCTACGGCAAGACCAGCGATAAACCAGTGAGCTGAGGAATCCCCCAGCCCCCTTATTTTGGGTCGCTGTCAGAATCTCCAACCGAAGCAACTGTTTCCAGCCACTTGTCGAAGTCGTCTTTTGTCGAGCCGGTTCGCTTCTCGGAATGCCAAGCCAAGAAGAGCAAGTGGCTCAACTTGGTCTCGGCTCCGATAGCTGAAATTGATACTTCATACTTATCTTCAAAAGCAACTAGATCTGCTGCGTTGCAAACAACGAGCTTCTTAGTTCCGTTTTCGTAAGTAACTTGTAGGTTGATTTTCATTTATGTTCCTTATGCGGTTGCGTAGCTTACTTCTCCGGTGGTCGGAAACGTAACGCTAAATGTGCTCAAATCGCCCACGGCCCCGCTCACGGGGGTGAAAGAATTGATAAGCACGGTAGCAGTATATGCCGGCGTGGACTGCGATGCAGCAGTTCCGTTAGCAGCAATTAGAACTACTGTTCCGATTGTTCCAACTAGAGGCTGGAAAATACGGGATACAGCACCTGTTCCAAAGTCGCTGTGGAAGTCAAGTGAAACCTGACCTGATTTTAGGCCCCCAATAACTTCAGTCCAGCCATTTGAACCGAAATCTGTTGTGGTCACCTCGGCGGCGTTGATCACCAGCTCTGCTCTCGCACACGAGCTGGAGAAATCGTTACCGTTCAAGGTCACCTTGGTGCCTGTAGCAATGAACTTTGCCAATTTATCTCCTTTTATGCATAGACGGTGACTGTGAATTCAGCCGCCAAGTAGGTTTGGTCGTTTATGGTTATAGACCCCACCGAACCTGAGCTCACAACCCGAAGGTCTTGAACCAAACCCGATAGTGTCCTGTCTGATTCTACCGCAACCTTGACAGACTGCTCGCCTGAAGGAAACATGTAAGAATCAAGCTTTCTTTGCATCGTGCGTTCTGCTGCACGACCAACTATTACCGTGATAGTGAATGTGTAAAGGTTTAGACCACTCTGGTAAGCCTGATCGTATTCAACCGATTCCAAGCCGACTAAAGCCACTGGAGGGCTCGGGTTGTCAATTAGCTCAGATGCTGTTCTCAGCCCAGGGATGGTAGCTAGGTTAGTTGCTAAGCCGTCTCTGATGTCACTGATGCTCACTAAGCCATCCTCATTTTCTTGAATGGCATAATCAAGGCTTCGATGTCTGGGTCAATACGGCTTACACGGATAACGCCCAGTTCGCCCACGCCAGCAACACCAAGTGGTGAATCCATGCGCTTGTAAAGTCTCATGGACAAAAGAATCGTTGCCATCTTGATTGCTCGTGGCACTGAGCTCCAACCGAATGTTCCAACTACCTGCACGGTTGCTTCTTCCATTGCAAGCGGGAACCAATAGTCGTCAATAGCTCTGATTTGTGTAGCAGGAGAGGGAATGCCCCCAGCAAGACTGTTCAGTGGCTCTAGTTGGTAGTCCTTAGCTGCCCAAGTCACATCGAATACTCCATCAGCAGCGGTGGAGGTTTTTAGACTGGTAAGACTGACCAAATCATCAATTTCGCACACGAAACTGTCTCTGGGGGCAAAGATTCTGGTCGCACCAACGGTCTGATAGAACTGCCTTTCGCAGATGTCATCAATCTGGCGAGAAGCCGTTTCAATGCTCAGCTCCAGAATTGTGTCGTCAACCGAATCTGTGATTCTGAGTGCGTCTTTGACTTCTTGCAGAGTGCAGTATGCGTTGGTGAGTGCCATGCTTTTA